GCCGGTGGCGCCGGCGATTCATTCGCTGCTATTTCCGCCTCCGTTTCTACTACCGCCACTTCCTCATCCTTTGTCTTCCCAACCTGTAGTCGTTCTGCGGTATCCGAAAGGAAAAGTGTCATAAGCGTCATCATACGCTCCAAATCTTTCAGCGATTCGCAACCTGTAATTAAAATACGATACTTTGGATGTTCGTTATAGATTCGTATTGATGTACCAACATTATACGCCGCGACTGTTGTATCCTCCTCAGTTGTCTGCGGTTTCTTTGCGCTACATTTTGCGTCACGAATCGCTACATCCTTAATGCGTAAATCATCTCCCGCATCACTCTTATACATAATAACATACTCCGAATGACGTTGTAACCATTCATCCTCTGCCTGCGCCGCTTCTTCCGGTGAAATACCAAACTCTTTAATCAGCGCCTTAATATAACCACCCTTTGGTACTTCGACCTCAGTTTTCGCCCCACGATTCAAATATAAGAGCGTCAAATAATTCATAATCGGATCTGTCGTTTGTACGTAATTACTGACTCCCTTGTATCGTAAAATAACCGCAGCCGGCGTTGTTTCCCCTTCAAACGGCGGGTCAACCGAAAACAGAGGTGAAAACGTATCCACACGGCTCAGCAGTTCTACCTTACCTGGTTTACGTCCTTCCAGAGCAGTATTAAATTCATATTCTGCTGTTAGTTCACATAGTTTTATCTCTTTATTCATATCTTCCCACGGCGTTCCTTTTAACATATCTACTAGGACATCTTGCGCCTTTTTCATAATCGTCGCCGATATATGGACGCCGCGGCGAGGAGCGCCGATATACATCTCAGCACTTCCATCTTCGTAAATGCGCACCGTCCAACATACACCTAATACTTTAGGGTCATTTATAGGAAGTTTAATAAGAATAATCGCTCCCATATCGGTTGACGGTTGGTCCGCCATCAAACTATCCAATAATTTTTCATTTGTAATAAAAGGTTTGCCATCTTTGCCCGTTGCTACCTTAATAATCGATGGGACGCGATCCTTTGCCGAAAAGAAACGTAAAAATGGCTTCGAAGGGCTTGGTATCATTTCGTAAAATTTCAACTCCAAAAGCGAAGCGGTGTACCCTGATGCCCGTGGTAAAATACATTTGTAAATATATAACTTTGTCAGTTCAGGCAGCTCTGCGTCTCGAACAATCGGTGAGGTTACGCCCTTTTCTAAACGTTCGAGTCGCGCCGTAATATATTGCCGGTAGTCGCGAAGGGTTTGAAGAGCGGTCGCATTCATTCGCAAAGATTGCGGGGCGGAACGCAATTGAGGAAAATAGAGCCGAATAAAGCCTTCAAAGACTGCCTCGCTTATCGGCTCCGTTGATGTCAGTAGCGATTCTAACGTCCATACATGGACTACGGGGGTTGCCTTTGCGAGTGCCGTATTCTCTACCGTCACACCGCTATAGAGTGTTGGAAATACAGGCTTCTTTGCACCATCTTCATATATACGTGGATCCGGTTGTCTCAAGACTGCCGGATCGTGGGGATTTATAAGACCATCCGCCGAAAGAAATGGCCACGAAAATTCCAAAGGTTTGAAATGATTCTCCGTTGTCTCAACCGCAATGAAAAGTTGGCTCGGCGGCGTTGAACCAAGTACCTCGGCAATACGTTGTTTCACATTAAATAGGGTTTCAAATGGAAAAATGCTGGTAAACTGGGTTTCCTCAAGTTTTACGATACGAGTCTCATCTAAATGAGAAAGTATCGTAATCGCCCGTGGTCCTAATGAGGGTAACCGGGGCGGTTCTAATACGTCCATTGCTACAGTGGTTTATGTTTTGAATTCTTCGATCTAATCGTGTAGACCGTCCTCCACCGTCTCCTTGTATTTCGGAGAATCTGTAATATGAACGCCGCAATATTCAACAGGATGCGCCGAAAAATTTGTATATTTATAAACCCCAAGCTCTTCTGCCTGCTCTAACAGCCAGGCAAAGTGATTCCAAAACTCAGGTGTATGTCCGATAGAGCTTGTACCAACGTGACTCATTTCGTGTAGGGCAACAAAGACAATCACGTTCTCCTGTACAAGATTCTCCTTCTCGTCGCGCTGCCGTAAGCACATAAATATCTTTTCGCCCTTATTTACACTGTACGATGTATACTGCGCGTCAGGCGTTGATTCGCTAAACCGTTGCGCCGAACAATCAAAATTATCAATCATTTGCTTCACGAACTTTTTATCGTAATATTTGTTTTTGAGATACTCGCGAAGTTGAATAAGTTTTCCTCTTACACGCGCAAGGCGGTCCGCTGCATCCTGTTTATCGGGAAGATTGCGAACTAGGTACATTTCACCGTCCACATGTGACTGTGTAAGAGCAACAGGATACTTCGAATCCTTCATAGCAAGCCCCGCATACCCCATACCAACTACACCGGCAAGGAACGCCCAAGGGAGCATGGAATCGTTCATATCCTTACTTTAGGTCGTCTATTTTATAACAAAGTAAGACGATTGCGACGTCGGGTTGCTCTAGACTTTTTTGCCTTTACTGATAAGGGATGTCCGTCTATACGAAATATCCATGTTCTCGAAATATTTGGAATACGTTCGTGTATAAAAGCCTCAAGCCACGATTTAAACAGTTTACATTTATCATTGTTCGGAATATTATGTAGTAATCTACGAAAAAATATAGGAAATGTATCTGATGACTCGTACATAGTTTTATATTTATCCAAATTGGAATATATAAGATTTCGCGCGTATTCATTTGGATAACTAACAAAATACTTAAGTAGCATATCAAATGGTGTTTTTGATTTATACTCAGGCGTCATATATGTATTCACTGTAGCACGATATTCTAAAAATGCGGTAGGAGGGTCAAATCCAGCATTATATGTTTTTTCATACCATGTTTTACCATATAACGCAATTGAATATGTTAAAAGGTCCAGTGTTTCATTCCATTCACGGCGACAGGGAATATAACTTTTATCCGATAATTGAATATACTGAACATGCGGAAAATGGTGTTTTATTGTAGTTAAAGCAATGTGTATAAGTTCTCTTCCCATACTATGCGTATCCATATAGCCGGTATTTATATCATTTTCTGCACATGTATCTAATGCTTCCACATGTCCTAGTTTAACGGTATCAATTACACTAAGGAATTCGGATGGTACATCAGGCATAAGTACTGAAAATTGTAGACATGGACGTTTTGTATCACCTATTATAAAATAATATGAATGAGGGTGTAGTCGTTCTTGTATTTTCATAGTAAATGTATAATGATCTGTTTTTACAGGTACAGTAAACGGTTTGGGATCCATTTAATACATATATACATATTAGGTTTTAGACTTAATTCGATGATAATCGTTACAAAATTGAAATTGGTGTGAAGGGTGTGCTATGTTTTCTAACAATGACGGTGGAGTATATGATTCTATATGCTGAGAAACCGGATGTGCTCGCGGCGAAAGTAGTGGCGGCGTGCGCGGAGAACTGGCATCCGTGTGGCGGCGTGGCGGTGGCAACAATCGTTGAATATGTAGATAACGACGGATGGCATAAAAATGCCATTTCGTTCTATCAGGCAATGGTGCGCGAAGGTGGTCCGCCAATCTTGATTCCTACGTCGGCGCTGTATGTATAGGATCAGTCTTCGGGAGTTTGTAATATGCCTTTGTCGTCAAACACAAGATATTGATATTCATATCCTAAAGCAATACAGGCGGCTTTTTGTAATGGAAGTTTTCCGTCTTTCATACCTTTTTCATACGTCCATGTACTTTTAACTTCAATAATTCGTTTCTCAGATGGTATATAAATATCACTGAAATATCGGTGTTTTTTACCATCATCTGTAGTATACCAAATTTCTGGTTGTTGCTTACGACCTATAAGAATATCCTCTTCTTTGACCGATAGTAGTAAATAATCTAGTGCGCGATTCTCATATCCTTGAATCTTAACTTTCTTGCCCGATGGAAAAGTATAGATTTTATAGGAGAATCCTTTTTTTTCTATTTTATCTTGAACTTCGGCACTTTGACTAGGACGCTCTACACCGTATTTCTTCATAGATGTTGCTTTGGTACGTTCTTGAACTTCGGCACTTTGTGTGACATGCTCTACACCAAATTTATCCATATTTGTTTGTTTTTTCCGCTTATTCATACAATCATTATCAGAACATCGTTGTCCTATTGAAAATTTATTATATGTTATTTTACCTTCTTTTCCACAAAGACACTTGAATTTCATAGGAGTTTTGTTATCTTTATATTTTGTTTCTAGGAGTTCGCATCCTGCTTTCTTATAAATATTTCTTAATTCTTCAATTGTATATTTTTTATCTTCTATATATTTTAGGATTCCTTTGAGAGCTGCTTCTTTTTTATCAGGTCGCTGACTAACATACTCATAGCCAAATCGGTCCATATTTGTAATTTTCATACGTTCATTTCGGCAATGTTTACAACGTATACCTTGATTAAATATATCTAATCGAGTAGTTTGTGGTTCTGGGTGTCCGCACGAACAAAGATATTCCAACGGCTTTTTGTTCGTTTTATATTCCTTAGATACCAAAGTACATTTTGCGGCTTCAAATATTTGTTTCACGTCCTCAAATGCCAACCGGGGAGGCATTTATTTAGTTGGTTTGGGTTATTTGAAATAGATGAACGAAGTTCAACTTTTTCAAAGAATGAGGCAAGGGGGAGAGGAGGACGGAAAAATTAGAACCATGAAATTTTAAAATTTTTATTTTTTTAAGCGATTTCCAATACACGTCTATTAGTATCCGGGGATATAGTGCTGTTGAGCCATGGGCTCACATTCACCTGCGGGTTCGGCGGCTCCGATCGTAGATCCCAAGAGGCATTGCGGAGAGACTGTCCCACCGTGTTGACACCGATGAGCGCACCGGCGTTGAGGAAGTTCTTGCCCGCAATATCACCGGCACCCTGGGGGTTCACCTGCGCCCACTTCGAGTTAGGGTCATTCGGCAGGAGCTCCTGCGGCGCGAGCTGGTTCTTAGGGTAGCAGTTGGAGGGTGTCGAGGCGGCGGCGAAGGGCATAGGGGAGGGGCTCTCGAAGCCCTCGCGTACAGGCGCGTTGTCGGGGGTATCGGGGCTGACCGTTGTGTGCTGCGGTGTTGCATTCTGGGAGGCATTCATAATACGAGCAACATCAACTTGACCGGCGTTGATTAAGGCACCGGCGGGCTCACCATTCATAGAATAAGCAGCGCCACTGTGGGTTACACCACCGGAATTCTGGAATCCCTCACGGTGGTGGTGGTGACGACGCTTCAGCAGTCCACCGAGTGTGGGATCTAAGACAAAAAACAGACCTAAGGCGACCAGGACGGCTAGACCAACCAGGAGCGGCGTTCGCGAAGACATTTCTCTAATTCCCTTGTTTGTATTTTTTTTACGCCTCGCTGTTTGTTGATTCGTCATCATCGGTTATCCAATCGCTGAATTGGGACTCATCGTCGGATACTTCATATTTTCCAAAAAAGTTCTTCATTGCGTCCAAGGCATTCTGTCGCGCTTCGTCGGCAGTCCGGAAGAGGAGCTTTACTTGTTCTTTTGCGTCCGCCTTCTCTTTCGCAATCAATGCCGGGCTACGTAAAGTCAGGGTATTCTTCGTGTCGGCAACTGCCTCAAGATCATTCACCTCCTCAATCTCCTTTGCCGGATTCGCCGGAGCCTGCCAATCAAAGTCAATCACCATGCTCTGGGTATCCTGTTCTACGAACTTCACGGCAAACTTTGGTGAAATGGTAGACCGGGTAATTAGAATACCAATTAACTCCAAATCAACAATACAATTTGTGTATGCGCCTTCCTTTACATCAAAGAAAAACTCTTTCTCTGTATACTCATTCCAGTGAGGAGTACCATCTGTATCGTATACCATACCCCATTGTGGCGTAATACGTTGTAGTGACTCGTACAACGGCTTATTCTTAAACAGCGTCTCCGTCTTCGTCAGTTCATTAAGAATTGTAAATTCCAATTTAGCAAACTTTTCCTGTACTGATGCCTCGGGAAGAATTGTAAGTTTGCTATTCATTCGTAGACGTACGCCTAGTGGTTTAGGGCTCGCCATAGGTACATAAAAATAGACGTTATTGCCATCAGCACGACGTTCCGGGACTCCAAACATTGGTTCTCTTTTGAGCTGCGATGTACGTTGAAAAATAGTTCCGCACCCCATTTCAATGAGTACTGGAATTCTCCTTAGTCCGTCAGGACAGCGCGACCGTTATACAGAAGCAACTGGTGATTTAGCAGAACATATCGGTGATAAAGTACTATTATTATTAAAGTCTCCCGAAAATCAAGCGCGTATTCAATCAGTGTTAGACCCGATTATTTCACATATTATTAATCGTATTTTTCCATATATACTGTTATCAGCAATACTCTTTTTAATTTTATTTATTTTAACAATTGGCACATTTTATATGGTAATGCGTACCTCCGCAACCATGAGTTACAGCACGAAGATATCAGACCTCTAAAATGGCAAAGGCTGAAAGAGTAAACGAAATTCATCGGCATCCATATCCTTGAGATGCTCCGTACGTAATATATCAAGATACGGAGTTTCCGTTGTCGTAACATCCTTATCTCCTTTCGTCCACTGCCCCCATTTCATCCACTGCTTCTCGCTCATCAAATCGTCAACCGTCTCGTTGATACCCTTCAGCATATCAATCGCCCTGTCGTAAGGAAGATAGTCCTTAATGTGGATAGACTCAAGGGCTTTGTGAAGATTGCCCTTGTACTTGATGGTAAAGTACGATGCCTTGAACGGCAGCGACTTTGCCTTATTTGTATAGTCGGACCCCATTAGGACGCACATTTCAAGAAACTGTAGGTAAGTAAGACCGGCGTGTTGTAGAATCGGATTGAGTTCATACGCTATCCAGCCAGTTGTATCTCCTGGTACACTCATGCGCTCTGGAACAAGCAATGTATGGACCCCGCGTGCCAGCAAATCCATATCGTTACTCATCACAGCGTCAAGCTCGCCCCGACGCATCAAATACGCCAAAACATTGTCCGCCTCGCCGTTCGCATTCAGAAAGAGCACGCCCGCTGCGTACAGTAGGCGCTTCACTTCGTCACGCTCATCCGTTGTTACGTAGACAGAGGATGCCGTAAGATTGCCGATCTCCTTTGCTAGTGTGCTGCGTTGCTCGTCTGTCATCTCGGCATTCTCAATATCGGTCGTCAGTTGTTGGCGCTTCATGTCATTCTTGAGTCGCACCTCATTGCGCTGACGAATCGTCTCGCGCTTCTCATCTGGCGGCTTGCCGTCAAAGACCGGTACCGGTATAATATTGTATTCCCTACATTTCGCAATCAGGTGCGCAATGTAAGTAATTGGATGTGTTTTATTGGCTTTCGCCTTGTAAAGGAAGCCAAGAATGTCGATGCCGACACGCTTGTTTTTGTAGGAAGCCCATACGGGCGCTTTAATGGCTTTCGGTGCCGCCCATCGTATCCAGCCTGTAAGTCCGCGGATACCCATTGTAAGAAAGTAGGAATTCTAAGAAGTTTAGAGTTTCGGTGTGTCAAAACGTCGGTTTGGGCGTAGAAGGGTCAATTTTTTCATCGTTTGAATCCCTCAAGCACATCTGGAACACTCATTCGTAAACTCATGTCTTTTGGAACAGTGTGCTTTGCTTGAGTGCGTAGACGGTCCAATTCTGGTGTCACTAATCCACACATAACATATTGTTTTTCTTGAGATGTTTTGCCATTACCAAAGACCCATAAAAATTCAAAATGGGGGGCTAAAGCCGCTTTCAACACATAATACGCAAATACACTTGTATTTTCTTCCCATTTATGCGTTGCTCTTGCTAAAAGTTGCGTTGCCTGAAAGTCCTGCCACTTACGTTGTCTTGCCCACAATCTACCATACCATGCACATGCTAACCATTCTGCATACAACTCCGTCCACGCTTCAAATAAATGCGGATTGAGTTTATCAGTCTTATTCATCTTCCAGCACGGTGCCGGTGACGGTCCAACTTTCCAGTCCCACTTCATTGCGTGAATCATTTCGTGAATCAGTACCCGCTCCCATTCCTCACTACGATAAATTACAATATTTGGCGTGCCAACAATCGTCCATCCGCCGTTCACCTGGGCTTTTGTCGGCCACTGATTCGCCTTGATATATCTTGGGTCGTCGCGAAACCATACATAAATATTAAATCCTGGTGCTGCGCCTAACCATGTAAGAATAGCATCCACCGTTCGTGCGACTTCGGTTGCCTTGCCTAAGACCGGTGTAATCAAATACAGCGTACTTCCCTGCCAAAGTTCATATTTGAGCCCTTGGGTTGCTGGGTTGTCTAACAATGAGAATATGGTCTGCTGCTCCCAGCCACTAGCTATCTGCCTTTTTGCTTCGTCGAACTCGCGCGGGCTTAGCGGCTGGGGCTGCCTTTGCGGTTTCAATGGGGGCTGCTGGACTGACTGGAGCAGCGCCAACGCCGACTCCGCTGGCGGATTCATTTTGTACTGGTGTGTCTTTTTTATGTATTGGTATTTGTATCGGTTTTGGAAGCGGCTTTGAATGGGTTCGCACCGTTTCGAACAGAAACAGTACTGCCGATTCGAGCGACAGTGGTGTGCGGTACGATGTATGCGGCTCGGCGGTTGTCAGGGACTTCATCGCCAGCCAGAACACGTGTGGCTCAAGAAGAGTATGTTGACGTTGAATCGCCGCCGCGCAACTATCAATAATCTCAGGACCCGTCTGACAGAAACTGAGGGCTTGATATACAATACTACGTAACCATTGGACTACCTTAAGATCGGGCTTTCGGGTTGTACGGGCGTTTTGGATAAGCAAGGCAATCATTTCATCGTAGAAATCCTGAATACGCCGCGGCCAGTTAGCGGGAACTTGTCCTGGTAAATATATCTGAATTTCATCGATGCGTTCCGGTCGCCCTTCACATTTATCGTACGCAATGTGTGTTGCGAATAGTGGGGGGACTTTAGACTGCCAATCTTGGAACGACATACGGGGCATACGATAGCGTACAAATGCGTCATCAAGAAGGGCTAATGGACCCGTCATTTCACGCGCCGTTATCCAAAGCATCCCTGCCGCTTCGGGTGGTAGGACAAACTGTTGAAGAATTGCCCGCACACGAATCGCTGCTGCAAGGGAAAGACTATGTGCGCGTCTCAGAATAACAAGTTTACGAGAGGAGGACCGTAGACTATTGAGTACATCACCACTCGAAAAGAAACTTGTCAAAAGATCGCCAATAATCTGCTTATCTTGCATCGATAAGTTCGGAATATCAATTTCAAAATGGTACGGACTCGTAAAGACGCGGGCTTCATAACTATCACCAATCGTAAATGTACGTGTTTCCATCGGATACGTAATCTTTCCTTTATTCTCCGTTTCAATCAACCTTCGTAATTCATTTGTTTTACCGGAGCCCGCAGGACCGATAAACATAAAAGGTATATCAAGCCGTTTCATCGTATTAAAGTTAATATGAAGCGATTTGTTTAGGCGGAATCTATTATCAATTGCCTGCCGCCAATGTATCCCGTAAATTACTGATAGTAATCGTGCTAATGCTTGCCGATATTAGCGCGCACGGTAAGATTACAATCATGACGATGCCAAGTATAAATTGAATCATCTGACCTGGATTATGGCTGAAATGGTATAATGCTAGAGCGTATGCAATAAGTGATGCTACAAAGCTAAACACCGTGACAATTGCTAAAAGTTTAGTATTTTGTGCGGAATCCTTCGGTAGAAGTGTACCATATGTTACACCCGCAATCACTGCTAACATACCACAGACACCTATTGATATTGCGAACGGCGCATTAAACGACATACTCTATTATATATCAAGTTTATCGGCGCCTGCCTCCAATCTTCCCTGCCGCTTTTACTGTATCCCCAAAAGCGGTTGCGAATGTATCCCATTTTACACCTGTGCCGGGCGGAGTTGATATAATAACCGCAATTCCACACAATATCAAAATAGATACAATTAAAGGTACAAAGAACCGCGTAAAAAAGACATCTTTAATGACGGGATCACCATGTCTGCGTCTTTTATTCGCAGACGACGCACTACACGATGCGGACGAGTCCATTTACAATGGTCTATCTTTTTCTAACCGTAATAATAAGGAGAATGTCTACTGGTGGCGACGCGGCACAAGTGAATGATAGACTTTCAGTCTTTCAGTGTAACCCTGCGTTACATCGCCGGGGCGGCGAGACGTGTTTACCAAGTACAGCAATTGAACGCCTAATACGTACGTGGAATAAGACGCATCCCCGGAATAAAATAATCATCCAAAAGACACGAAAAGTTGGAAAGTCTACCAATTCGTATTTATGGAATCAACTTCGTGAAAAGATGAAGTCCCATTACAAATGCGAAACCGAATTCTGTGCTATTAAGAAAATACCTGGATTATCTGACAATGAGAAACGAGACTTAAAAGGGTATTTCAAGCCTGAAAAGCCCAAAAAATGGGATAAGAAACCCACCGATTGGCTTGATAGTTACAATATCGAAGACGTTATGAAACAGTATGAAGCCGCCTACCCGTTTTTTGAATTTATTGGACCTGTCCCTATTGACTTTGACGCAAAAGACGAAAATGCGTGGGGAAAGTGTATCGTCAACGAATTATGCCGGCTCGATTTGAAAGAATCGGCTCGTAAGGGGAAAACAAAGATCGGCGTCATTTTCAATCTTGACCCCCACGATGAGCCGGGCTCGCACTGGGTCAGCGCCTTTATCGACCTTGAAAAGGGCAACGCATACTATTTCGATTCGTACGGTTATGAACCTCCCGATGAAATTTCGCGTCTTCTTAAGCGCTGTAAAGACCAAGGCTGTAAAAATATTTATTACAATGACATTCGTCATCAACGGAAAGGCTCCGAATGTGGTATGTATTCCTTATTTGTACTTATATGCCTGTTGAGCGGCAAAGACTTTGTAACTGTTTGTAAAAACGTGATAGACGATGACCGTATGAATCGGTTTCGTGACGTTATATTTGCCGAAGAGAAGCCACGAAAAGGGGCACTCGAAGAGGCAGTAAAAACACTTTGTATCTGACAAGTTTTGAGCGTTCTGTTCGGATTTTACGATATATGTTGATAGTTTAGAAAGATGTCCGGACGACCGAGCGGTCCGCAACAGAACTTGTTTCTAAACGGAGCAAATTACTCCAAAATCGTAGGATTTTTACGTACACGCTATGCGAAGAAGATGGGTGTTTCGGCGCTGCCCCAAAAGGTCGACGAAAAACTACAAAAGTATACTCAGCACTTTATGACAGAGGTTGTACGCGTCCAGGGACAGGATAAGCCGGCAAATACGCTCGCCACCGAAGTGATTCGTGAAACTGAAACATCTATGGATTCCTGGCTACGTAAGCAGCAAGCCGCCCAACCGCCCACCACGGTATCGGTTGGTACCTATCCCCGCGGTGAAGACGTAACACGACTCTTCCAGGATACTAGCACCCGTTACGATAATATGATGGCGGCGCGTGCGCCTATCCCTATCCCCCAGGTCGGTATTCCCCCCGATTTCCGTGCGCCCGATCTTGATGATGATGAGGACCCCGTAATACTGATGCAGCGCGCCCAGAAACAGCGTGAAGACCAAGCCCGTGCCCTTGGTATTCCTGTTGCCCCACCTGCACCTGCCTTTCCGAACAAAAAGGTTGAATCCGCGCAGGCGGGGGCGGGCTCTGTACTCCCACCCCGTATGGAGATTCAGGAGGACTCTCCGCCCTCTGCCACCCAGCCTATCCCTCCCCAAGCCGACCCGCCGCCGCCATTATTAGCCCCGCGCCCGCAAGACTACATCATCCCCCAGGAGGACGTTGTCAAGTACCGCGAAACCGAATACAATGTCTTCATTACAAGCTCTGACCGTAATTGGCTATCAAATAATACCGAAAACCGATACAATTTCTCTGTCATTTTCAATACCGGTAATACAACAAATGCACTTGGCTATAATAGCGCCGTCCAGCAGCGCTTCCGTAATATTCAGCGCATTGAATTCGTAAAGGCAATTGTTCCTATTGAGTCGCTGACCGCTCTTGTACGTGTGCCGAGCACCGGCACGTTTGATACCAGCCGTGTTGTCAATATCTTTTCCCTACCATTTGCGAGTGTTCGTATTGCCGAACTCAATAATAATAGCTTTTCAACAAACCCCGAAGAGGACAATAGCTTCGCCATTGTTCAGTATGACACAACCTGGTCCTCCGATTTATCCGTCCCTCAATCGTACGTAGTAAATACAACCGCTCCCGCATCGGCAAGTCAGAATTATGTGCCCGCCGACAAGACCGGCTACACCGGCTTTATTCCGAAGTTCCTGAAGACTCAGCGTATCTATTCACCTACTCCCCTTGCGACCCTCAACAAACTCTCAATTCGTATGGAACGCCATAATAGCGAACTCATCAGCAACGACCCCGATGTATTTTTCATTAACCGTATTCAACTGTCTGATTCTCTGAATTGCTTCGGCTCTACGAACGGTACAACGTCCGATCAGACCAATTATAATACTGTATCTGTTGCCGGCGCCGAAAATCCTTATATCTATATCACCACAACCAACTATTTCCTCTTCAGCGCTATCTGTGAGGGTGATATTATTAATATTCAGGGCTGCTCGGTGACCCCCGCAGGCATTGTTGCCGCTGCTACCACAACTGATTTTGCGAATTTTATTAACCAGGACGGTGGACACTACGTAGTTGCCACCGGTTATATCAATAACACAGGCGGCTCCAATATTTACCTAGGACGCAACAACGCCGGCTATTGTAATGTTATTATTATTCGTAGCCGCTTTGATAATCCCGCCACCACCGGTGGTACAACCCGTAATCTAGGTCCCTCTTACTTTGGCGGCGCTTACACGCAAGAGGAGAACCAAATTAGCGGTCCTACATCTGGACTCGCCTATTTACTCAACTTGCCAGCTACAACGCAAACAGGTTGTGCCCTTATTAACACAAGCCGCCAAACGAATTTTGTCCTCCGTATTATTACTCGCGATATGGATTCTACATCCAATATTCGTCCTGATAATGTATAAATCTCTTTCCCCGAACTCTACCGATATTATTTTGATATAATTCTGTAGAGGGATGCTGAGTACCGTAATAGTTTTACTGCTTGTGGTCACTTTTATAGTGACCTTTGTCGTACCCCTTGCGCGACGCCGTTCTAAGGAGGGCTTTACATCAGAGCGTGAATCTATGATTCAAGACGGACGTCGGCAATATAATGATCTAGGGGCTAGTCTAGATCCTATTTTACCGACCTTTGCCGTAGCGTCTTCCAACATTGATAATAATCCCAATCTTACAATATCACAGTACTTAACACAATTTAATTCTCTTACAGATAATGCGAATGCTGCCCTTACACAAGCCATAGGAAATGCCGATATTGTGCCTACAGCTGAGTCTCCAACAAATTTAGGAGTCTCTGGTACTGCCGTCAAAGCTCAATTGCCCCCACCTAATGACCTTCTTATTAAGGCGCGCCAATGTGAAGCTAAGTTAAAAGGACGCAATAGCTGCTCGAAACTGAATAATTCTACCTATTCCGATTGTGGTATATGTATTGACAGTGGTACACAATTTGATGGAATGAATGCTAAAAAATTTATAGGTGGTTTACTCTCTCTTAAAAGGGATCGTAGTGATGCTATAGATGCGGCAAGCGGCGGAGTAGCCGTACATCAGCCAACACTTGGTCAATGTCCTCCAGGTAAGTTCTATGTCGATGCTGCCTCCTGCCAAAAGGCGGTAAATCAATTAAATTGTAAAGAAATCGGCGAATCCGGCGGTTTTCAGGGTGGTCGAACAAAAGAGGGTCTACAAATGCCCGCTGTAACGTGCGCCCAAGCCCCCGTTGCAAACGAGTTTCTCTATCAACCAGCCGGTCTAAACTACGATGTAAATCTACGATTTCTAGCTCCTTTCGGTACAGGTCTAAATCTAGCAATTGTTACCCATGTGCCTTCAAATCGTACATTCAAAGCCTCAGGTAGAGGAGGACAAGAATTTACACTCTTAATACGTGGAGTACAAGAGCAGGACCAAGTAAATATTATGGTGGCACAAGAAGTGCCTCATCGTCCAAACGGTAAGCCTGAGGTCTTTCAAGCTATTATTCCTAACCCCGATAATACTATTTATAAGATTCCTAAGGACGCCGCCTCCGATATGTGTCAACGTTTAGGCGCACAGCTTGCTACAAATAGCCAGGTTGCTACCGCACTTAAAAGTGGATTACAGTCACGATATTGCGGTAATGTTGCAGATAAGGATCAGAGTGTATACGCCATACAATCAGGTATACCCCCCTTTACACCTCTTGGCGGTCTCGATCAAACTGGATTCTGTGACACAAAAATGGAAGCCCAGGGTGTCGGTATATGGTGTAATGGATTCAAGCCTGCAAAATCTATTAATACAACTATTATTAATACATTGATAAACGATTTCTTCCAATCATTTGGTACAGCCGCCCAGCCGGCACAAGGTGATAGTATATATAGCAAATACTCTAGCCCCGATAGCAATGACCCGCCTGGAATATCACAGCGGGCTATTCTTATACAGTGGGAAATGGTTGGCTCGAAAAATCGTATTGTAGCCTTCCAACCTACAATTACCCAAGTGAACGGTACATCTATTAAAGCAAGCTCTAGTATCATTCGCACATTTGGACCATTTTCTAGGAGTTCGACAATTCGTGGACCGGCTTGGAACTCAAAATCAACAATGCAAAAGAATCAATTCTGGTTTTGGAGTAATGTGTCTAAATCAACCACTGCTACATTCTCGGCAATTATTCCCGCATATCTCACCAACCCCTATTACTCCGATGATGCCAAACGTGTAACTATGGGACCCCTTATCACGAATCCCGCTTCCGCTGAATTACTTAAGACTTCACCGTGTTTCGCGGATAATCAAAATCCAGGTGCATACAGCCTATCTTGCTTACTTGACTTGTTCCGTGGTGCTGGTGGCGATCCTACAAAGGGCACGCTTGCGAAACAAGGCGGTGGTCTAATACAATTAAATAAGTTCGGTGATATATCAGCAATCAGCTCTTATCTTGATGACCTTTATATTACAGCCACGACCGGCAAAGATGGTAATGGTAATGTTATTAGTATGGATATGAATACGCGTATCGCAGCGATGAATGATGCGGCAATGAAGCTTTTTGGATTTAATATTACAAGTCCTTGTGAAGAATTGGTTGACAACGCGGATGGCTCAATTGGTCTTGTACCGAAGCCTATGACTAATATTACAGCAGATTGTCTACAATATCTATGGCTCAATAATGGCTCCGACGAAGATCGTTCACCAGGTGTAGCGGCAAAGGGTAAAATCTACACTGGTACATATACAAGCATCGCCGACCGGTTCAGCGGTCTTCGTAATAACGAAGGCACCGCTGCGAAGCGCAATCAATATCCATTCCAAGCGTGCCAAATAACTGGTTCTATGGCTCCCATTAAGAATGGACAGCCCGACCAGAAGGTCATTAGCCAACTTACTAGCATGGGTAGCTTACAAGCCATACAAGATTATTTTAACGGAATACAAAAAGCGGCAAACTACGGTACCGACCAAACGGCTCAGGCAACTGCTATGCAACAGTGCTACGGTATCAAACAGTCACCAAATAATGTATAGAGTCAATAATATAATACGAATAAAGTAATATTATTTCAAATAATAATACTTTATTTTATATACTTGTATAATTAAATTAGTAAAATATCGTAGAGGGGGGCATCAGATGATTATCTGGTTTGTCGTAATTGCTATAATTCTTGTAGCATTAACTCTTTTGATTATGTTTAGAACATCAAAAGTAAGCAATATTGAGAACTTTCAGAACACTTCCGGTAAGAAACCGGCTCCAGCAAAATTTAGTGACTTCCTATCATCGATTGGAGGAAACAAAAGTCCTACAACCTTACTCTCCGCAACAGTTCCCTTTGTTGAATACGAACAAGATTACTATGACAATATTGCCGGCAAAGAGGTATTAACGAGCGATGTTATTCCTAATTTTAAGAATATTCTTTCGTCGCTTGTCAATCAACCGGATGTTTATCTAAATAATTCTGACGGTCCAGTCATTAAGAATCTTGTATCAGATAATAACGGTCAATTTACAGATGCTGATATTAAATGGTGTAAATCAGCAAAGATGCCTACCTATTTACCTCCACACTTGAAAGGTGCTGCTGTAGGCTGTGGATGGTATTATGTACCCGACCCAAATCTTACATCGAGCGGTGCGCTCGGTCAAATTGACGGTCCTATATTTCCTAATGGTCCTAACAATGATGGAGTCAATGGAATCCCCAATTACGGTAGCGGTCAGTGGATATGGAATCTAGCCCTTGCTCAACAACTTGAAGATATTAAAAACTGTAAACGTATTACATCATGTATTGCAATAGATGCTCCGTCTGTGAACGGCATCTGTGGATTCTGTCCTACCTCCGGCTATGCGATTCCTACCCATAGCGATGGTTCCGAAAAATACCCCAATTCAATGACAGTTGAGAATGTTACAGCGCCTGCCGCTACATGTGATACAACTCCTATTATAAATTCGGCAGCCTGTCCTGTACCTCCTACACCTTTAGTTACATCTGATGGCATCGATTGCGGTACCTACGGTTACCCATCCGCAGATTATGGCATTCGTTTATATACACAAGATGAATGTACCAATGATTTGGGTGGAAGTTGGGTATCTAACGGCGAATGTTTACTACAGAGTGGCGGTAGTTATAGTTCTATGTGCGCTGGTCTTAATAGTGTAAAACCTACATCTGCTATACCGTCAATATGTAAGCCTGATAGCAGCGGTAAACTGAGCGCCGCTTGTCTCATTTCACTTGCAAAAAGCATCGGTTTAACCCAAGACGGTACTATTATCCAGATGCTCCAAACAGCCGGTCCTCCTGGATCGATCGACCAAATTGCCATGCAGATTCTGAAGGGGCAAAATATCAATATAAGCCCTATGCTTTACCAAGGCGGTGTTATAAGCGTCGGTGATGCGATAGTAGGCTATGACACTATCTATAACCAGATAAAAAGCGGAAAGAATCCTATCGTCCAACAGGCGGCTATGCGGCTCTGTATTGGCACAACCAACTTTGACTTTTGTGACGTTCCTAATAATACACCTGGTCCTTTTATTGAGTTATGTCTACAGGAGCAATGGCGTATTGCCGGTTGCCAGCCTGCCGGCAGCGGATTCCCCAAAGGCGCCGCGGCAGACACATTAAATCAACTCACATGGGGTGAGGCGAAGACTGCCATACAGGATAAATATAAGGCAATGACAGCAGCCGACGCAGAGAAGCAAGATGAGGCTATTAAGGTCTGCCTTGGTATTCATACTACACGCCCACCGCCACCTCCACCCCTCTTTAAAAGCTCTGGACCCCTCAAGGATATCGGTTACCCAGGTGGTGGTATTGGATTGGGAGGAGACCAGAAAACGTACACAGACATTATATTTACATTTGGACCCCAAGAGTGGCTAGCACCGCCAGATGGTTCAATGAAAACTTTTATTGATTATGTTAATGCAAATCTCAAAACCCGCCCTATTACTGCTACAGTCATCACAAATAAGGGTGATAAATTTACCGGACAAGTTGTAGGTCCAATTGGCTATCCTCCTTTTAACGGACCCTGGGGCGGAAGTTTTAGAATCCAAAAACCAGGACCCGTAAATCCTATTGGAGAATATTATGTCAAACAGAATGGAGGCAGAAATCTTCCGCAGTTTTCGGCGTGGGATACTGCCACAAGTGCTACACTCATCCTCAATTACATAGGTTCTACGCCAAAGACCCTACCTCCGCCGCCGCCTCCTCTCTATAAAACTGCTGAAGTGGATCTTAAGGATATTGGTTACCCAGGTGATGGTATTGGATTAATGGGAGATCAGAAAACACAAACAGTAATTATATTTAGAGCTGGACCCGCACAGTGGCAGGCACCCCCAAATGGTAATATGAAGACGTTTATTGATGAAATTAATAGAAATATAAAAACGAAGCCTGTCACCGTCACAGTAACTACAAATAATGGTAATACTTTTACCGGTCAAGTTACAGAAAACATGGGATATCCACTCTGGAATGCTACTTGGGGCGGTAGTATGGTAGTCCGAAAAGCAGGACCTGTAAAACCTATTGGAAATTATTATGTCAAACAGAATGGAGGTAAAAATACTCCAGAATTTGCGGGGTGGGATACTGCTACAAAAGCTACACTCACCCTTAACTATTCTTAAACTTTTAAATTTTTCTATATACGTCTGGATTCCAGACAATTATAGAACTATAGAAAAACGTGTAACATACACGCACCCCAGCGTGGCGTTGTGAACTGCGCAACTTCCAGGTGGGTTGCCTGGCGGCGCGGCGGCTTATATCCCTTAATATTTTCCGCTTTGACGGCGAATAAAAAGGCGGCAACCACTTCATACATATTATCGTAATCGGGCTCTGCCGGTGTTATATACATCAACGTCCGTTGCTGTTTCTCGGTTACATACTTATCAAGGGCAATCGAATAGACCGCTAAATTCATTGCCTTCGGAATCGGTCCATCGCTATCTAATTGATACGGGGCTGTATCGGTTTGGAAAATTTCATTGATATCATTATCCCGTTTTGCCAACAGTTCATTTAATTTTATATTGAGTTCATTATTATTGCCGCTAGATTCCTTCACGTACCCCGATCCTTTCGCTTTTAGTCGTATAGCGCACGACATCCTTCCTACCTACTTGGGTATAAAATTTGAAGTCTAAAGTTATCCGCATACCTAATTAACAATGACACACGGAGGGAAACAACTTGTGTGTATTGATATTGTAGCAGGAAGAACATTGTATAGCCGTACCATATATACAGACTATATACCTACACCCGAAGACCTAAATTTCTATTATAAAGAACTATGCTGTCTGAACGATGCGGTTATTACGTCGACTGTCATTGACGTTCCGCCCGATTTTAATCAGGCTCTTGTTGCCTTTAGCGAGGCGATTCCTACACGATTTCCAAATTACGATATTACCGCCTCCTTTGAAGATGTGGATAAAATAACCAAATACCACGACTATATCAAACAATTGAGTGATATGGAAAAGTCACGCGCTCTACTTCAGGTCCATATCCAAACCGCGGCAACTCTTCCTGGCGGAGTTCCTATTGCTGAATCTTCTTCTATTAAAAAACGACCGGTTCTCAAGCGACACGCCTGGGTCAAAGAAATTCTAGCATCCCTTGAAAGCGAAGAAGTCGTAAATGATGAATTGACTGTAGTTGAATTGGATGACCTTATTCCGCATGCCTGGATTCTTACACCTGTCTTAGGAAGTGTACGTGGAGAAAAAGGGAGTCGTATATTAGTTGACCCTATCAAAGGAAAACATTGGGAATGCCTTCTTGGAAGTAGTCTGTTTCCTGATTTTGTCGTAAGTCGCCGAATTTCGACGCAAAACTGGCTGTTCCAACACGAAAGCGCCGATGCGCTTTTGAAGGCAACCCTCAACTTCTACATCGCATCCCAAGATACACGTATTATAGGCGGTCTCAGTGGTTGGATTCCTGTTGCTGAAAAAGAGTTTGCTCTACTTATGAATACGTTCAAAAAGATTAAAGTGAATGAGCGGGTATTATTATCATCATCCGACCCGTCGCATGTCTATAATATCCTCAATTCCATTGAACTACGTTGTCTGGCGTCTAAGACCACCCATGCCGATATTCACCCGCTATCCTTTCACATCTTTCAGAAATATTTCAACTATGTTGCCAAGGCATTGAATATACCCCCTGAAAAATACCAACATATTGAGGGGGTCGGGCTTATACTGCGCCGATGGGAACGAAGTGAACTTGGCTTTCGCGGTGATGTTGACCCTATTGTACCCGCCTGGTCCAAAATGTGGGGGCTTATTATGGCAGGGGCACCAAGTATTGAACGTGTCGCCCTTTTCCTCGCAACACTCGATGCCTGGAATCCTATGGATGGAACATTACTCACAAAAGAGCAATGTGAAACAATAGTGGAGCAGTGGATTCCTATCTTTATTGGAACAGAAACCGTGCGCGAAGAGGGCAAATTCGAGATTGCCCTTGTTCTCTATGAAGAGACACGTCGCTGGTGTTTACAATATTTACCCGCCGCACTCTTTGACAAAATTCTAAAATCCGATAAAATGATTCGTAATTGCTATGTAAAAGCCGGATTTAATATTGGAAAACCGTATAAACTACAAACGGTTACGGGTCTACGTCTTCGTAATCCGTCGAAAAAGACGGTGTACGAAGGAAAGGTGGTTGACAAAGCGCCTGATATTCCAGAGCCGCAAATGTATAAACCGCACCCCTATGTACCCAAAAAAGCCGTGGCAACGACTGCTATGGGAAAATTCCGCGGACGTCCGCCGAATCCAGGGTCGATTGCCGACGGTGCGCGCAGTGGACTTATTGTAAATTTAATGAATCGCTGTCCAGAAGAGGCGTCGTCCTCAGGCTCAAGTCTGAATGAACCCCCATCAGATGATAACACGAATGAACTTGTTATGAATTTAGGGACTATATGAAGGGTCAATTGTCTTATAATCGGTCAGCAATTGATTGTGACTTGTCTGGGCGGTTGAAAATGTGACTCCTAAATCATTCGATATATTTGTAAGGAGCATATTTGCGGCTTTTAGAACCTCTAAATGGTCTTTCTGCGTCTTGTCTAATTGCGCGTCGGTGTAAGGTACAGGAAACTTATAATTTGGATTTTGATATCCTTCCACAATTGCCGCTCTGTTTTTATTTATAAATTCCGACCCAAATTGGGCGGTTAAGGGTACCTTTTTCAACTTTGCCACTAGGAATAAATAATCTTTACCATTTGCAATTGCTTGTACTTTTGCCTGCCAGTTTAATAATTCTACTTTTACCAAACCTATCTGTTTATCCTCATACGCGTGTTTCTTCAGCATGGCTCCTGATAAATCGGTCGATACAGTCGCAACTGTGGTTTGTTTGCCAAATGTATATCCGCTCATATCTGTTAATTTTGCGCCGCTCATATCCGCGCCGCTCATATCCGCACTTCTCATGACCGCGCCACTCATATCGGCACCACTCATATCCGATCCGCTTATATCTGAACGTCCAACAAAACATTCCAGCATCTGACCCTTTGTGCCATCTTTGCTCCTATTTTTTGATAAAAACTGGTTTTCTTCCATATTAAATCGTTTAGTCCGTGTTTGTGTTTTATACGAATCCTTCTTTTTATCATCGGTATCTAAGGGTTTCTTTATATATTTCGCTTCAATCATTTTTACAATATAGCACGTATCATCCGTTATATCAATTGCTTTACCAAGTACATCATTGATTCCATCTGGCAAGGTTTTATAAATAGTTAGCATAGATGTCATTGCATTGAGTAAAAATGTATTTATTTCTGTAATTTTATCATCCGTTAATTTATTTGTGTTACCAGATGCGGCGGCTTTCATATTACTGATTGCCTGTGCTCGTTGCGCCGAACTCACCTGTGGAGGCGGAGTCGATGTATCGTCAAACCCCTCTAGAAGTGTTCTATGCATAAGAAATATGGATAGAACAAGGAGTCCTAGTACGGCAACCAGAACCCACGGAATTATATATCCGAAACGTTCTAGCATTTCTTACTCGGGGTTACGATTTTAATGATTGTGCTTGGGTTTTTGTATACGTAGATTGATTCGCAACACCGTCAATCTGTTTCATATACGCAATATATGTGTTATTTGTATTATTCATGCGTGTATAGGCGGCAACTGCGGTTTGATATACATTGCCTAGTTTTGTCGAAAACTTATTGAGAACATCCTGTCCTGCCGAAAGGACTTTATAGTATTCTATTTGCTCAGGTGACAACGATGTTGTAGGAAACGGTACAGGGAAACTAAATAGATTATTTGTATATGCGGCATCCTGGAAGTTTTCGAGTTGCGATCCATATTGAAGATTACATGCTACATTAGCTTTATCCAAATCTTTCTGCTGGTCTTCTTCACTTTCTGAATTAAATCCTGATATATTCTTTGTATAATCTGCCTTACATTTTTCAATCTCACCCCGTACCTGGGTATTATTAATATACATATTTAGATAATTGGCAGTGCCTTCAATTGCTCCACAATCTGCTAACCATTCGACAACAACTGGACTATCTAACACGTTGGAAAAGAGTTTAATCTTTCCCTGAAGAGTCTGTGATAAAGTCTCTAAGGTGGCAGGGGCTATTGGACTAAGGTCGTCGAATCCTTCAAGGGTTGGTTGTGTTACTACCTTCGTACAATCAAGAATGCCTTTATTATGATGGCGATACAAATAGAGTTCTATTTGATTTTTCCACGTAGCCTCGCCGGTTTTCGCACGAGTCTTTTGTAATAACTGTTGTTGCGCTTTTGGTAATTGGTACTCCGATTGGTCGGCAACTTCTGCCGCCTTTGTCTTTATAAACTTATCATGTACGTCATTATAAATCGAACACGTTTGCGCTTTCATAGTTCCCGTATTTGCAATTGTATTGTCTAGATTTTGCATATTACTGTTTATTGTAGCATCCATTGTTGTCATCGATTTATAAATATGACTGTTGATGGGGTCGACATCCTCAAAACGCTCATAGGCATTGAGTGGTCCCATACAGCACGATTGATTTTTTATAATGCTAACAATAAATGATATAACCGACACGGCAATCCATAGAAAAATTCCATAGGATATTATATCGTTTAAAATTTCAAACTTTGCCATCGCGGAAGGCACCCCTAATTATAAAACATATTATCCAGTAGTAGGTTTTATCATGTATTCTAAGTATACATGTGGACGTTATGTACCGTCCTCGACATATATTGCGGGAACACAATATTGTCCTGCTCCTACTGTACCGGGTACATTGTCGTATAAAAATCTATCAGAATCCGCTCGCATGCAAGAGCAAATACCGTCAACTATGTATATTAGCAACGCGCCCGTACCCGTTCAGCGAGGGGATAGTAACACTGTACCGTATGTGAATGTTATCCCCACGCCCGCGTCCGCTACAACTGCTAGTATTCAAAATGCTGTACTCTTTGCCGCCAATAATCCGTATAACCCGGCTACGCGTTTCTCTCAATATCGTTTTTCAAATACTGTCATACCTCCGCCTCCACCGTGTCCGGTTGCCGTTCCCAATCCAGGGTATCTCTCGCCTTGTGTACCCCCCTCTGTATTTCGGGGGTCTGTAGAAAATGTTGGACCTACCTAGAAACATGCCTACCACAGACTTTTCTGCGAGCCTAACAACCGCTCGCCGTCGTAATCTCGCAAACTACGGATGGCGCCTCAACGACAAGTATTCGTACAACCCTGTAACGCTCAACCCAGAGCAGGCGCCGTCCCACGGTGCGCGCGGCACAGGTCCTTCGTCTGAAGTACCCCTATCCGCCAAGTTAGGCGCGATGCTTGCCGGTCAGCCGAACGTTAATGTCAATCCTGGCACTATCAACACAACCACTTGCTCTTCATCTGGAAATTGCTCGTCCACCGTTACTCTACAGGGTTTTGTACGTAACTCTCCGGCAAATGCGCGTTCGATTGGCGGCTCGGATAATTCTTAAATCGTTGATAGTTGATAGCGTGTAACTTTGTTACAACATATCAAAAACGGCTAACAAGGCGGGTAGCTGGGGTCGGGTGTAACGACGAACGGCACATATAAAAAAGTGTAAACGCCGTTGCCGCCTGTATACCTGCTGCTAAGAGCGAGGCAACAATAAGGGGTCCAGGCATCTTCTTATACAGAGTCAATCCTACTACGCCTGTAACTAAGCTCATAACACCTAACGCAGCGAAAAAATAGCACCAGTTATACGCCCAGGTGGGTCTCGATTCCATATTTATTTAGGTGTTTGATTTTTTATTTTTTAAGTTTGTGATTTTGGTTTTGATTGTTTGTTTGTATATTTAAGCGCGGGCTACAGCCTTCTTGACGACCTTCTTCGGCGCAGGAGCCGGCGCAGGTACAGGCTCAACCACCTCCTCCTCCTCTTCCTCCTCCACCTCATCATCGGCAACAAAGGACGCCGCGGCAGGAGCGGGCGCGGAGGCAGGCGCCGCCTCATCGTCATCACCGTCATCTACAAACGCAGGGGCAGACGACGAGGTTTCAGCACCCTGGTCGACACGCGCCTGGGTTAGCTTCCAGCTGATGCCGAACTTGCCACCCGCAACCCAGATGCTCGTCGCATCCAGAATACAAGTGACCTCAGCACCGCGGCGGAGAACCTCCATCGGGCTCATACCCTCAATCTTACGGTTCTGGTCGTCGTACAGCGCCGCATCGAAGATGCCATTCGTGTTGTTCTTCTTGAGCGCAACTGACTGGACGGGAGGGCGGTCGTTGCCCTGCTTGTCCTTGCTAATGCGAATGCTCTTCGTGTAAAGCGCGCTCACCGTGTCGCGGATGACACCACGGAGACCCAGCCAGTTTGCCGAGTTCTTGACACCCTGGTCAATGACATAGTCGTCAATCGCCCGGAGCATATCGTAGTACGCAGCGACCTTCGCGCTCGTCGTACGGTTCTTGAAGTCAAGGTTCATCTTGTACTTGCCGTTGCCCTGGAAGTCGCCAGAGTCAAACGGAATCGGCATACGGGGCGCCTGGACGCGGAGCTTGCCGCCATTGTAGCTTAGGTAGACAATCGCCGCGGGCGAGTTATCAAGCTGCTTCTTGGTCGGCTCGACCTTGAGGTTGGATAGGGAAAAGGTAGTAGCAGTTACGACGGACATTTGCTTTGCGAGTTGTTCTTACTTTTGGTTCAGCGAGTAATAACAAGAGGGGAATGACAATCGCAAAAGAAGAAAAACACGCCGTCAATTTTTATCCGCCCTGCCGAGAAAAATCCTAGCACTTACTCTACTGTATCGTGTGGCGGTGGCAATAATAGCGGCGGCATAGCTTGTGGTAGTGTTAAATTGAAAATATCATTTAACCAACCGCCAAGTCCAAAGAACTGTAGTTGTGGTGGCGCTGGCGCAATATCTATATCGTCCGGTGCTACAACACTTTCATATAACCAAGGATATGCCTGTCGGGCTGGATTGCTAACAAGAGTCAGTGTACTTATAATATACATTGCCCCTAGAATCCTATCATTCCTATCTTCTGCCGACGTAATCATAGTACGAATAACATTCATATTTGACTTTTGTATACGCTCTAAGGGGAACGCTCCTATGACAAACGGGGAGTGCTTGAAGAGTCCAGTTAAATAATTTGGCACAATTTGCCGTTTTTGGTCCGGCGATAGATTTGCCCGATACGTCCATATCGCATAAAGTTGCCGGTAGAATTTTTGATGCTCTGCCAGAGTTAGATTGAGGAACCATTCGGGTGACGAATAATAATTGAGCTCATCTATAATTTGAAATAGGTCGACGATTTTCATCCGATACTGTTGTATCGGTGTAGACGGCTCTAGTTTCGCCCATTCCGTTAGTTCGCCGTGCGCTTTTCGTTTTTTAACAAGCTCCTGGACTTTTGCTATTACATCTAATGGTAGTTTATCGCGATTGAACGGATTTTCTACATTTGTAGAATCCTCCGAATTGACAATAAGAGTTGCAATAGACCGTAAATCAAACCCGTAAATATGCTGTTTGACATCCTTATACGAAAAGAATAGAGCGCCGCTAATATCAGCAATCGGGTCCGTTGAGAAGAAATCAGCATCATTCACGCATAGTGACCGAATGTAGTAGGCGGGACCCCGCACCCTTACATTATGCCGCCCTATAGACTCTTTGAACCACTGTTGTATTTTTGCTGCTGACGTGCCTGTAGCAACATTTGATACTACGCGTTTTTCAATCCGTCGTACCCTTCCTGGAGTTGGCGCTGTTTGTACCCAGGGATTTGGATGTTTATGATGGATACCGCAATAATCACCATGTGTTGCTATGTTCGGACAACGGGCTCGTGGGTTCCGCTTTGATTTTATATTTTTACACTTTGAGTAAGAATTTTCCATCTCTCTAACGGTTTAAAAGATTTTTTTCCGCACTTTTTTTGCCGTTTTTCTCGCCTCCGGCGAACAAAATTGATTGATATGAAAATTTGTAACTGTAGTAAGCATTCCCCCGCGTTTGATTGAGTAAAAAAACTCCTCGGTCACACATATAACAACAATGAGCTCTGCCACCCCCGCCAAGCGCACTACTGCCGCCAAGAAGACTGTCGCCGCCGCCACGACCCCCGCTGCCCCCGCCAAGGTTGTCGCCCCCGTTGCGGCGCCTGCCCCCGTTGCCGTTGCGGCGCCCGCTGCCGCCGTTGCCGCCGCCCCCGCCGAGGAGGTCAACGTCGTCAAGGACTTCAACTCCCTTGTAGAGAAGGTCAACTCCCTCCGCACGGTGCTCGGCGCCGTCCTGTCGGACATGAAGAAGCTCGAGAAGCAGATCCCCCGCGAGCTCAAGAAGGCGTCCAAGGGTCGCCGCCGCCGCGCTGCCGCCGTGACGGAGGGCGGTGAGCCGGTCGTCAAGAAGGAGTCGGTCTTCACGAAGCCGACGCCCATCTCGGACGCGCTCTGCACGTTCCTCGGTGTCGCGAAGGGCTCCCTGCTCTCCCGCTCGGAGGTCACGACGAATGTCTGCGGCTACGCCAAGTCCCACCAACTGATGGACAAGCAGGTCATCAAGGCGGATGCGCCTCTGCGCAAGCTGCTGGCGCTGACGGAGAAGGATGAGCTCAAGATCCTCAACCTCCAGCGCTACCTGAAGCCCCACTACCTGAAGCCGGCGGTGCCCGCGGTCGCCGTCACGAAGGCGTAAATGTCTGCTGAGCTGTTCCCTAAGGGCTTATAGTTCAGTGGTAGAATACAACATTTGCATTGTTGTGACCCATGTTCGATTCTTGGTAAGTCCAACTTCTTCCTTCCTAAGTCTTTCCGCTAAAAACTCAAAAAAACCATAAAAATATGGAAAACCAAAAAAACCCCTATAAAAATACGAAAAACTCAAAAAAACCTATAATACCAACGCCTCGCGATAGCTCAGTTGGTAGAGCGGAGGACTGTAGTTTTTAAGAAAACTCTAAAAATCGTCTTCCTCAAGTCACTTGTTCGATCCAGGTTCGCGAGATACCATATATCTATTTTGGTCCCTTAGCTCAGTTAGTAGAGCATATGGCTGTTATTGCTATAACATTTTACCGTAAGGTCGCAGGGGCAGGACCTGCAGGGACCGCATCTCTTTCTAAGAGATTGGTGGACACACTCTCTTTAATTTTTTAGCCTATAGCATAGTCTAAAAAATGATAAACTCTGTTATAAACCATTACTGCGACGACTCTGTCGATGAGCTTGTACGGGTGCCATTTGTACGAGGAGAACGACGGACTGCGCTCTTCGTAGATTTTGCGGCGGTGCTTGTGCGGAAGTCCGCCGACGTTGGCGGAACGTAGTCCGAATCGTACTCCGCCTCCCCCTCATACGGAAGATCGTAGTCGGCGTAGTTGACAGTCTTATTGCGCGTAGATCGAACAGGGCGCGGCATGATGGTGGGTTATGCTTAGAATATAAGTCTGGCATACCCCGTCAATTTTGTGCCACTATAATAGAAATGGCTTACCGTCCAATGATACCAGGTGAGTGCGGTTCTTGCTACTTAGAAGACGCCGCACGCTTTGCTGCTACACCTAAAGCTCTCAAGCCAAAAGTACTTGCTGAATTACGTGCAAAAAATGCTAAAACCGCTGCCAACATTAATGCATATGAAAAAATGATAGTAGCAGAAGAAGCAGCTCGGTTACAGAAGCTAGAAGCGGCACGGTTAAAGATGCTCGCAAATCTTAAAACACACGAAGAGACTATGCGCGCCCCTTCACGTGCAGTACCCCCAAATTACTTAAATGTCCCTTTTGCTAGCCAAAACCTGACAAATGCTTTAAAAGATTTATCACGCCGCAATCGTCGTTCGGCACGTAAGACAAAGAAAAACACCCGTCGCAGGTAAGATGGCTAATGCGACTGCGAATAAAGACCTTGTCGAAGCTGTCCGGCATTACGTTCATTTCGATAATCTTGCCGAAGCTCTCAACAAACAAGTCACGAACGCACGTGCTATGCGAGGGCAATACGAAACCAAAATACTTACAAATCTCGAAGATGCCGGTATGAAAAATGCTATCCTACAGATTAACGGGGCAACTTTACAACGGGCTACGCGCTCACAATCCAACCCACTCTCCTGGGGTTTCCTAGAAGAACAACTTCACGCCTACTACGCTATGCATACTGTTCGCCCTGGCGGCGATGAGACTAAGGCTATCTTAGATTTCCTACAAAATCATAGAGGGTCTCGGACGACAGACTATCTCAAGAAAACCTTTTTAGGTGCGGATGCCGGTTCTAAAAAACCTCCGACCTAATTCTAGAACTAACTTTTGAGGACCTAGTGTTTCGGGCGAAGGAATGAATACATTTTTATTAGATAAACTACAACGAAAACTACAATATAATAAAATTACACAATGGTTTCACGGACTTGTTGAGGGTCATGAGACGGAGGGAACGCCAGCAGAAACAATTATGGAAATGAATGACGTATTTATTGATTTGATAAAGAAAAAACGGCTAAACCTAGAAGTATCTGAAAAGATATTTCGTCGCAGTATGTGTAACGCATTGTGTACTATGAAATACTATAAAGATGTAAATATTTATAGAACTCGTTTCCCTGAAAATTATCCTGCCGAATGGACGGCAGATATGGAAGCGATGTGGCAAGAATGGATTGATGTCATCTGTTTTAAGAACTGGTCTGCCTTCTGGGCGCGTATTCCTGTACGTACGTGGGAGCAAGACTTGCCGGGTTGGCGTACCGGTATAGAATCTATACTTATGTCATACGTACAACGTGAAATTAACGCGTTGATCGTGGCAGAAGTAATTGTTGAAGATGATCGTGGTGACTATGTTGATAGCAATCAGTATGATTATACAGAAGATCGGTTGGATTAGTAGACATTGAAAACAATATGTATTCGCAGAGTGAATCGTTATTGTTTATACTTAAGAGGACCACGAGTTCTTATTGAACGGTAAGACTGTTGTATCCTCTAATTCATCGCGGAACTTCTGGACCTTCTTCTCGAACTCCAGTTCCTCTGTGGTTGGCGGTAGAGCAACATCACTATTATTGAGTTCATCCATAGCATTTTTCGCGGGGCGGACTCCAAAGCAGTTTACGCCAAACAGTAGCTCGGGATTGTCAAAGTAACCACCATTGATACCTGGGCGTCCGCACGCATTATGGTATTGCGGGTGTCCCTTCTGTAACTTCTCATAGGTCTCCTTCTGGGTAGGATAAACCGCCATCTGTCCCTTCACCCAGCCATAATTACACCAATCGGCGCCCTGATCGTAGGCATCCTTCACCTGGTCGTAAGTAGCAACCTCGCTATCTAAGGCAGCGCATACTGCCGCCGCATCGTGATACGTATAAATATTACGGCTTACGTTAAAGACCTGCTTACCACCCGTGCTAAAATTCGGGTGCGGCATTACACCCGATAAGAACGTGCCAGGCTGTCCTGATTGCGCTCCAGGCATACCGGACGGGCGATCCCCTGGGTTCGGTAAATCAGGGCGAGGAGGAGAGGCATCTACCGGCTTTAGAGTTGCTACAAGATCTCCAGGAGCATCCATGTTATTTGAATCACCAAACTCGGCACTGACTGTCTGGCGTCCCTGAATAATATTGTTAATATTCTTAAATCCTATATGAATATAATAACCGATTTTCTTATAATAGACATAGCATACAACGGCTACAAGAACTACAATAAGCGCAAGAATCCATACATTTGAAAAAGCGTTTGTCACCGACGATAACATATTGGGCTTCGGCGCATTAAATCCTGGTAAAGTGGGTGTCGCCGATTTGAGCGAATTAAAGTTCATATTACCTCTACTTAGTTATTTTATTTACGCTTCTTCAGCGGACTGCTGCCGTTTTAGTTCGTTCGTTCTTAATACTTGGATATGATGTCTCATATCTTCATTCATAGTCTCTATACGATTCTTACGTGTTAAGAATGCGATGTACGTATCGCAATTCATCGCGGTTTCACCGGGCACATTCTGAATGACATTGTCGTCATATTCATACCACTGCTCCTCCTGTTTTGCGTACATTCTATAGTGTCCCCCACGAAACGACCCCTGCTGTTCGATAAGCGCGGTCGTTGTGTAAACAGGAGGTATGTATAGTTTATTGAATGGGTCACCCTTGAACGCCATCCACGGACGAAAGTCGAAATGTTTGATATCCCAGGTTACCTTACCCGCAATCTTTTGCATTGTATTTGTAAATCGCTTGAAATTTAGAATAATCACATCTGGTAGTCGAGAAATACGATTACGTATTGTCGCCTTTCCTTTTGTTTTACATACATCGCATTGATAGTCCTCCAAACATTCATCGGCAAAGGCAAGGTTAAGGCAATCCGTAATTGTGGCGTCAGTTGTTGTACGATTTGGCATATCTCCGCCGGGTAGGGGAACTTTTAGCATTAGCCACGGCTCATACCGTTTTGATACTGCCTTACACGATTCACAAATGACCTCCGTCTGTGTCTGACCGTTATAATTTTCAATAATCGGTGAATATTCCTTCGAAAAGAAAGTACCCCATGCCTCAATCGCTTTTATATAATCATTCTCCTCTGGATTTGTTGAATTTCCATTAATTTTCATAACAACAGTCTTATACATTGCGTCGTGAAGTGCCATGAGAATATACTGAATCGTTTCTGCAGCATCACTTTGCTGTCCGTAACGATGCCAATCATCGCCCGAATCGTGAATTGTGCGTAGGAAAGCATTATGAAATCCGCGGGGATTGAGATTCGGCTTCGCATTTGGCGGAAGCGAATGGCGCCAGAAATCCTTTAGAATAGTTTGAAACGCTTCCAAAAGCAGTTTCTTATTACTTTCCTTACGCGGCACGATTGGTTTTCTTAGAAATATATCACATAAAGGGGGCGAAAGCCTTAGCGCCTGTAAAACAACATTTAGGAAACATGTATTTCCTAAATTGCCTAGACCTATGGTCGTTGACAGTTCCGTCATTATTGGATTTCTTCTTATTATTTGTCAATTAACACTTTAGACTCTTCAAATTTTTTCATCTGTCTAAAGGTAAAAAAATGAAATTAATTTAAATCGACCACGATGATAAATAACACCATGACGTACAATCCTGAAGGATACGAACATCCTTATGGTTTCTCACTTCTTGACGAACTTCACAATTTTATGCCTGAACTCCTCTACGACGAGACTATGTTTCCTAATGAAATGCTCGCATACGTTCGTCACCGTATGAGTCATTTATTTCAGCCAACATTTGTTCGTCAACAGCATCTTTATACTATGTATATGGCGCAGGCGCGCCGTGCCGCTTTTAATGAGTGGCGCCAAGCCCGCAATGCTACTCGTCCTCCTATTGTGACCGCACCGGCAACAACTACAATGCCTGACCTACTTACTGCTATTAATACGGTAATTCGTAACGAGGCACCTATAGCATCCAATATTCGTATTGAAATTCCTCCTAGA